AGATTGCAAAAGCAAATATCAATATACAAAGAAATTATACGAACTTTTTTTAAAGGAACACAAAGGCAAAGGCAGACAACGATATATAGAATGTTACAATTTACTTAAATTAAGAATATGAAACCAATAGAAATCGCAAATAGAATTACAGAGATTTCCGGTATAGATTTATTTAATAAGTCTAGGAAGAGAAACGTTGTTGAACATAGAGGATTGCTTTGTTATATCCTTAGAGATAAACTTAAAATGAGGTGGGAAAAAATAGCCAAGTTTTATAAAGCTCAAGGTTGGCCGGTAAATCACGCAACGCTGATTAACAGTTATAATAAATGGTATATATATAAAACAAATGAAGACGTAATTAAGATCCTTAAAGACTTTAAGTTTGTTGAAGAGACTCAAGAAGAGATTACAAAAATAGATATGTTAGAGACAAAATATACCAACTTAAAAAACAAGTTAGACGATCCTCTAATTAAATTAGTATCTAGGATCCCAAAAGAAAAAAAAGATCTAGTAAAACAAAAAATAGATCTTATGTTTAAAGAATGGGATTGGAAACAAAAAGTTTTATAATGGAAACAGATAAAAACAAAAGAAAACAGATCCCAATATTTACAGGCTTAATAAAGTATTTTCCAAAAGCCTTAGCGGAGGTTGCTAAAGTTTCTTATATAGGAAACCAACAACACCACCCCGATAAACCTTTACATTGGGACAGATCTAAAAGTACGGACGAGCTTGACGCTTTAACGAGACATTTATTCCAAGCCGGAGAGACAGATACCGACGGAATGCTACACTCAGCAAAAGTAGCTTGGAGAGCTTTAGCTAACTTAGAAAAAGAGCTAGAGAAAAAAGACGATAAATGGTATGTCGATCAGTACAATAGAAATAGGGATCCCAAAGACAGAATAAACCTAAGAGATGAGATTAATAGAGAAAATAAAGAGATACTTTAGATCTAAATATATAACCATATATATACCTAGAAAATTCAATAGCATAAAAAACAGAAATAGATGTTTAATAGAAACCAAAAAGCATATACTTAATATTACTAAAATAAATGAGTAGATTACGTTATAAGAATTGATTAATCAATCTTTTTCAATTATGGATAAAAGAAAAAACAACGGAGGTAAAAGAAAAGGAGCGGGGAGAAAACCCAAAGCGGAAGAGGTAAATCTTATTGAGAAACTTACTCCGTTAGAGCCTTTAGCTTTTGAGGCCTTAGAAGAGGGACTTAAAAATAAGGACTTTAAGTTTGTTCAACTATATTATAATTACTACGCCGGTAGGCCTAAAGAAACTAAGGATATACATATAAACGAGGATATGCCTTTATTTATAGATTAAATGCAAATAGAAAAAACCTTAGCATTAAACAAACTAAGAAAATTAAATAGTAGAATAAGAATTGTAAGGGGCGGATCTTCGGCCGGAAAAACAATCGCTATATTATTAATCCTTATAGACTATGGTATGAGGCACGCTAATAAAGAAATAAGCGTTGTCTCAGAGACTATTCCTCATTTACGTAGGGGAGCATTAAAAGACTTTTTAAATATCTTAAAAGCTCTTAATAGATACGACGACAGAAAGTATAATAAGACTACCTTAAAATACGAATTTAGTAACGGATCCTATATTGAGTTTTTTAGTACTGATCAGCCGGATAGATTACGAGGGGCTAGACGTACGGATCTATTTGTCAATGAGTGCAATAATATATCTTTTGAAAGTTACCAACAATTAAGCGTAAGGACTTCAAATAATATTTGGCTTGACTATAATCCTACTAATTTGTTTTGGGTAGACAAAGAACTTATAGGCCAAGAGGATACAGACTTTCTAACTCTTACTTATAAAGATAATGATAGCTTACCCGAAACCATAATAAAAGAAATAGAGAAAGCTAAGATCAAAGCTAAGACTTCTACATATTGGGCTAATTGGTGGAAAGTATATGGACTAGGAGAAATAGGTAGCTTAGAGGGAGTATGTATTCCGGATTGGAAACCTATTGATAAAATACCGGAAGAGGCTAGGGTACTTTGTGCGGGACTCGATTACGGCTATTCGGTAGATCCTAGCGTAATCATAAATCTATATAAATGGAATGACTCTTATATATTTGATGAGGTCTTATATCGTAAAGGAATGTTAAATAGAGATCTTAGTAATTTTATTAGACAGAACAACATTAACTATAATATATATGCAGACTCCGCAGAGCCTAAGAGTATAAGTGAGATGAGATCCTACGGGATTAAAATATTCCCCGCATCAAAAGGCCAAAACTCAGTTATATATGGAATTAACTTAATTAATCAAAATGAGATCTATATTACTTCAAGATCTAAAAATTTAATTAGAGAGTTACAGGGTTATGTATGGGCTAAGGATCCGGAGGGCAACAATTTACAGAAACCAACAGGCCTACACCCCGACTGTATTGACGCTTGTCGCTATGCTTTAATGATGTCTCTAGAAAACCCCAACAGAGGTAGATATATAATAAGATAAAATAGTTATTAAATAATTTGTTAATAAGTTAGAAATAGGTTAGCTTTACTATTATTAACTAAAATTAACTTATATGAAATACGTTGGAAAAAAATACGACCATTGGAATTTTAACGATGGAGGAAGAGCCAAAGCCGGTTATAAAGGTTTTACCGGAGATTGCGGAGTAAGAGCTTTAGCAATATGTTTAAATAAACCTTATAAAGAAGTCTACGAAAAGGCTAACGAATTTTGTAAAGCTGAGAGGCCAAGCAAAAGAAGACGAGGTAAGTCTAACGCTAGGACAGGAATACACGGACATACTTTTAAAAAGATCGCTGAGTCTTTTGGTTTAAAGTGGACTCCTACTATGTTTATTGGATCCGGTACTACCGTACACTTAAAAGCAGACGAATTGCCAAAGGGTAGGATAATCTGTAATGTTAGCAAACATTATACCGCAGTAGTAGACGGAGTTATCCAAGATACTTACGATCCTAGTCGTAGAGGTACTAGGGCGGTTTATGGATATTATACTTTACCTAGTAAAGAGGATATTAAAAACGAGCTTTGGTCTAAGCAGTCGAAGTTAGCTAATAAGATTTCTGATTACGAGAAAACTATTAGCGACATACATAAAAAGATTAAAGATCTCAAGGCTGAAAAAAATAATATAATTAAAGACTATTATAATGTCAATTAAAGCAACGATAGTATTTAGGAATAGACGGGCTATGCCGGTTTATGTAAACAGAGAATTTAATAACAAAAAGCATATTGATAATTTTATAAGTTATGCCCTTAAAAATTGGGACAATATTACAGTATGCGATGAAGTATATTACGATGAATAGATTTAAAAATATATTGAGAGGGATAGGCTACTTTATGTTCCTATCCTCTTTATTCTTTTTGTATTGGTTATCTATGGTTATATATTACGGATAAAATTTATTATCTTTAATTATGCCAATAGACAAAGTACAAAATCTCAAGGATCTTGAGTATTACTCCAATATGGAGTTTTGTTCAAGCCTTGTTAGAGATTGGGTTAGATTAAAACCCGAAAACGAGCAGCTTAAAAAGTTTAGAGATTGCTTAATAGATATTTCTTTATATGTAGTCGAGATCCAAAGGGATAACCACTTTCATAAAAAGGCTATAAGCGATTATAAGTATAGTAAGAATAAGGCCTTGCTAGATCTTGACGAGCTGAGAAAAAAATATGAGAAATTAAAAGACCTTTAAACCGCTTAAAAATTTTTCATTAGTTAGTTAGTTTGGTTAGTTTGGATAGTGAGCGAGGGTACTATTTTCCTAAGTGGTTTAGGTATCCTTGACTCACTTTTTTTTATAAATAAAAAGTTTAATAAAAACCGTTATATAGTTATGAAAATAAAAGTAAATATTCCCGATAGTTTAGATAACATAAAATTAAGGGACTATAAACATTTTCTAAAAATACAAGATCAAAACAAAGACGAGAAATTTATAAAGGCTAAGATGCTTGAGATCTTTTGTGGAATGAAACTCGAAGAGGTATTAAGACTTAAATATAAAGACTCAGAAGAGATTGTAGAGATCTTAAATAAAACGTTTGAGGCTAAACCTCCTTTAGTCAGAAAATTTAAACTCGGGAAAATCCAATATGGTTTCCACCCGTCGTTAGATGAAATGAGCTTAGGAGAGTATATTGATCTCGATACCTATATAGGGGATTGGGATAACATAGAAAAAGCTATGAACGTTCTTTATAGGCCGATCGTTGCTAGTGTAAAAGATAAATACGCTATTGACGAGTATAAAGTTGGAGACGAGGTTTATTTATTGGATATGCCAATGAGTGCGGTTACTAGCTCAATTTTTTTTTTGATAACGCTAGGACTAGATTTATCGAACAATATCCAGAACTTTTTGGAGAAGGATCAACAGGAGATCTATCGTCAATTTCTAACTTCGGGCGAAAATGGGGTTGGTATCAATCACTTTGGACGTTATGTGGATCAGATATTACAAAACTTGAACATATCACTAAATTAAATGTTCATACTTGTTTTACTTGGTTAGCATTTACAAAAGATAAAAACGAGCTAGAGGCTCAAGAGATAAAAAAGAAATTTAAATGAGTAATCAAGGAATACGAGGTTATTATCAATTAACAAACACCTTAAAGGATAAATTACTAGAGGATCAATCAATCAATACCGTAACTAGCGGGGATCTATCTGACATTAATCTTAACAAGCAAGATATGTTTCCTCTTGCTCATATCATAATAAATAGCGTAGTAGTAGGAGAGCAAACTTTAACTTTTAACGTAAGCGTTCTAGCTTGCGATATGGTTAATATGAATAAAGCTCAAACAGTCGATAGGTTTACCGGAAATAATAATATGCAAGATGTTTTAAATACTCAACTAGGAGTTTTAAATAAACTAATACAATTATTAAGAAGAGGATCTTTGCATACGGATCAATACCAATTACAAGGGGATCCGACCTTAGAGCCTTTCTATGATAGGTTTGAAAATCAATTAGCGGGTTTCTCAGCTACTATGGATATAATAATATATAACGATATAACAATATGCTAAAATGAAACCAACTGATTATCAACTTTTATTTATAAACGCAAGCTCATTTACAATCTCATTGACAAACATAGACATAGTATTAAAAATCATTTTGCTTAGTGTAACTATCGGTTATACTATTCAGAAATGGTATTTATTAAATAAAAAAAATAAATGATATTAAAAGAGCTAGAATTAAAAGTAAAAGAGTTTGCTAGTTATGTAGTACAACAGTCTAGATCTAACTTAACAAAAAGCGGAGGAAACGCTAGCGGTAGGTTATATAAATCTATAAAGCCTAACGTTATAGTAGAAAAAGACGCTTTTATAGTTCAATTTGAAATGGAGGATTACGGCCTCTTCCAAGATCAAGGAGTTAAAGGAACTCAATCTAGTTATGGATCTAGTTCTAATAGTCCTTTTAGATTTGGAACAGGATCCGGACGAAGAGGAGGTTTAACAGACGGTATCCAAAATTGGGTAAAGTTAAAAAAATTCCGTTGGAGAGATAAAAGAGGTCGATATATGAGTTATAAATCTATAAGCTATATAATTATAAATAGTATATGGCGTAAAGGATTGAGAGCTAGATTTTTCTTTACTACTCCTTTTGATAAAGGTATCCAAAGATTTGGGGATCAATTCTTAAATGCCTTTTTATTAGATACAGAAAAGACTATAATATTTGGAGAAAAAAAATAAACAATGGATATAAGACCTTTAAGATCGCCTATTTATGTAGTTCTAACCGCTCCAAGTGGAGCAGTCTCAGCTAAATTAGAATTAACTATTGATAGTACGTTAAGATATACAATAGTTAAAGAATGTACGGCCGGATCTACTGTAACTTTTGAAGTAGCTGAGTTAGCTAGAGATTATATACAAACGCCTCAAGTTTGGAAAATATCCGGAAATATATTTACAAATTCTACTCAAATAGAAATTACAAGAGCGGTAAAATTTTATGACGCTGCAAATGCGGGAGGATCTCAAGTTGGATCTACAAATAGCGATACTTTTAACGGCTTTGACGGTTACGGCGAATGGAGTGAGGGAGCAAACTCAGAAATACCAAAAGGAGCTAGTAATGCTTTTTTAATAACTAAATTAGACGGAACTAATTACGAATTTTTTGCTCCGGCCTCAACTAATATTTATTTAAGTGCAACAGATACAAACGACGATATAGTTAATATTACTAATATTGCGTCCGGTACTAGCGATAGTACATATACTTATAGATCCTCAACTCTGAATATTAAAGTTGTAGACTGTTCTAGATATACTCCTACCTTAGTTTACTTTGTAAATAAATTTGGAGCTATTCAACCTTTATTTTTCTTTACTAAAAAAGTAGACGTTATAAATACAAGATCTGAAACTTTCCAAAGAAATATTATAGATACTTCGACAACTACTCCTAGTTATTTTAGACCGGCCGTTGGAGGTTATCCTAGTTATCCTCATAGTATAGAAACATATAATAAAAACGGTAAAAAATCTTATACTTTAAGCTCGGGATATTATCCGGAAAGAGCTAACGCTTTTTTTGAACAATTATTATTATCTGAGGCCGTATGGATTATTGTAGACGGAAATCCAACTCCGGTAACTGTAAGATCTAGTAGCTTAACTTTTAAAACTAGCTTAAATGATAAATTAGTGGACTATACCATAGACTTTGAAGAGGCTCAAGATTATATAAACAATGTTAGATAATGCAAAAACTACAACTCTATATAAGTGGGACAAGGATAGATTTGTTTAAAGATGAGAGCGTTTCAATAACTCAATCAATTCAAAACATACGAGATATTAAAAAGATCTTTACTGAGTTTACTAAAACTTTTAGTATTCCGGCCTCCAAAGTAAATAACAAAATATTTAAACACTATTATAACTTTGATATTATAGACGGCTTTGATGCTAGAAATAAAGTAGCCGCAAGTATTGAATTAAATAATATTCCATTTAAAAAAGGCTTTGTAAAATTAGAGGGAGTACAATTAAAGAAAAATAAACCTTACGCTTACAAGATTACATTTTTTGGAGAGACTGTAAATTTAAAAGATCTAGTAGGAGACGACGAGCTTTCCGCTTTATCAGCTTTAAATACTTATAATGAAAATTATAGTAATACAAGAGTTAGACAATTATTACAAACTTTGACAAGTAGTACAAATCTAATTACTCCTTTAATTACTCATACTACTCAGCTATATTATGACTCCGGATCTACCGCAGACGACGGTAACTTATATTATAATTCAAGTAACATTAAGGGCGTAGTATGGACTCAGTTAAAATATGCTTTAAGACTACAAGCTATTATAGATGCTATTGAAACAAAATATAGTATAACATTTAGTAACGATTTTTTTAATGACTCTTCTAATACAACCTTTCATAATTTATTTATGTGGCTACATAGAAAAAAAGGAGACGTTGAGCCGGCCGAACAAGTAACAATGCAATTCGGACAAGTTACTTTATGGAGTAAATATAA